AAACAATTTAACTATAGCCAGAAACGGTTCTAATATTTTAGGTGCTGCTTCTAACCTAGTAGTAAACACAAGTGCATCGGCTTTTACTTTAGTATTTGTGAATGCAACAAGAGGCTGGGCTTATAAAGATAAAATATAGGAGCACGGATCATGGCTCTAATTGAGTACAGATTTAAACCAGGTATAGATAAACAAAATACCGAAGCAGGTGCAGAGAATCGTTGGGTCAATTCAGATAATGTAAGATTTAGATATGGACTACCTGAAAAGGTAGGTGGCTGGTCATCTCTTGTAACAGATACAATAGTAGGTGTAGCAAGAGCACAACATGCTTTTGTTGACATTGCTGGTAATAGGTACGTAGCTATTGGAACAGATAAATTTTTATTATTATACTTTGAAGGTCAATTGTATGATATTACACCTTTAAAAACTACTTTAACATCTGCAACTATTGCAACTACAAATGCATCACCTACTTGTACAATTACAAAATCAGGACATGGATTATCGGTTGGAGATATAGTTCAACTTGATAGTGTTACACTACCTAGTGGTACAGGATTTAGTGCGTCTGACTTTGAAGATAAAAACTTTCAAGTAATAACAGTTCCAACAACAAGCACATTTACAATAACACAATCTTCTAATGCTAGTGGTACAGTATCAACGGGAGGCAGTTTAAGTATTAAACCTTACGAACCTGTGGGACCTAGAGCACAATCATATGGTTATGGTTGGGGTATCGCTGGTTGGGGTAGTGGTAACTGGGGTGAAGCGGCAGCTGCAACTGATGTAACACTAGAACCAGGTTTATGGTCATTAGATAATTTTGGTCAGGTATTAGTTGCAACCGTATTAAATGGTAAAACGTTTACTTGGAACGCTGGAGCTTCAACACCATTAGAAACAAGAGCGTCTACAACAACATCTGGATTTGCAACAGGAAGTAATCCAACTGCAACAAGAGTTAGTTTAATATCGCCAACAACTAGACACTTACTACACTTTGGAACAGAAACAACAATCGGAGATAATACAACACAAGATGATATGTTTATAAGATTCTCGGATCAAGAAGATATAAATACATACACTCCATCAGCAACAAACACTGCTGGAACTTTAAGATTACAAGATGGTACAAAAATTATTGGAGCATTAAAAGCTAAAGAAGTAATTCTAGTTTGGACGGATAATGCTTTGTATACTATGAAATTTATTGGTGCACCATTTACTTTCCAATTAGAACAAGTTGGCACTAACTGTGGATTAATAGGTCAAAACGCAGTTGTTGAAATAGACGGAGCCGCATTTTGGTTAAGTCCAAAAGGTTTCTTTTTATATGATGGTACAGTTAAAACTATACCATGTACTGTAGAGGATTTTGTTTTTGATGACTTTGATACAACAAAAGGTCAACAAGTTGCAGCTGGATTAAATAATTTATATACAGAAATAACTTGGTATTACCCATCATCTAGTTCTGAGTATAATGATAAATATGTAATATTTAATTATGGTGAATCCACAGGTGTTCCTGGTGGTGTTTGGTATACTGGAACAGAGGCTAGAACAAGTTGGATTGACTCAAACGTTTATCCAAATCCTTTTGCAACTAAATATGACTCAACAGCAGATGGCACTTTTCCAGTTATTGTTGGTCAAGATAGTTTAGGACAAACAACATATTTTGAACATGAGGTAGGAACTGATCAAGTTAACCCTAATGGTACAACAACTACTGTTACATCGTTTATAGAATCTTTTGATATAGACTTAGAGCAAAGACAAAGAGATGCAAGAGGTAGAGCATCGGGACCAAAAGTTGCAGGTGAAATATTTTTAGCTATGAGAAGATTCGTACCAGATTTTAAAACATTACAAGGTAATGCAAAAGTTAGTTTGGATGTAAAAAGATATCCGCAACAAACTTCTACTCAAACAGCATTAAGTCCTTTTACTATAACATCAAGCACAGATAAAAAAGATACTAGAGCTAGAGGTAGATTTGTTAGTGTAAAAATAGAAAATGATGCAGCTAGTGAATCTTGGAGATTTGGAACTTTAAGACTAGACATACAACCAGATGGAAGGAGATAATGGCTAAGATTAATATAAGAATACCAGAACCAAAAGAGCAATACGATTTTTCTAACCAAAAACAAATAAATAGATCTTTGGCTATTATGAGAGATCAATTAAATTCAACATTTTTGGATGAACTAAAACAGGAGCAAGAAAGATTTTCTTGGTTTTTAAGTGGCTAATATATATAAAAATGCAAAGGTAGATTTATCTACTACAGATAATACTACAATATATACAGCACCATCTAATGCTAGGGCTATAATTAAAAGTATTATAGTATCCGAGGACGCTGGATCAGGGACCACGGTAACTTTGACTGTAACAGATGCTGCCGCAGCAGTATTTAACCTGTTTAAAGACAAAGCAATAGCCTCAAAAGCAACAACAGAACTGTTAACTCACCCTTTAATTTTAGAAGAAAATGAGGTATTAAAGGCACAAGCAGCTGATGCAAATGAATTACATGTAATTGCATCAATATTGGAAATAACTAGGGAGTAATATGGCATTCACAGAACCACCATCAGTTAGATATGAAATAATTAACGGTAAAAAAGTACCTGTTGTTGAGTGTGAAACTGAAGTAGTATTAAGAAATAAAAAGACGGGTTATGAATATAACTCTGATAAAGAGGCAGAGGATGATATTGCAGATCCAAATACAGATACTGTATACGAAGATGTAACAAGATCTGTAAAAATTAAAGTGGCAGACATGCCACCATTAGGAGCAGGATCAGACGAATAATGGCAATAACTAGAGCACAACAAGTTAGACAGATGTTAAAAAAAGGTAGTGAACCTGTTGTACAAGGTGGTGTGGAAAACTATCTCGGTAGACAACCTGAAGTTCAAGCTCCGAGAAAATGGCAATCAGGTCCTGATAAACCACCCACAGAATTAGCATACATCACAGAAGCAGAAAAAGATTTATTATTAAAAGAAGATATACACGGATCATTAAAAGATGGACCTAACGAAGGTCCTGCAGGTATTATGTCACTAGATAGTTTTGGTGACATAGGTGGAGCTGGAGCAGGTGGTGCAGATACAGATGCTGGAGGTGGATATGATACAGGATCAGGTGGTGGAGGTTTTACTGGTAAAGGTGGAGGAGAATCCCCTGCAGACTTTAAAGCTAGAGTAGCTAAAGAAACAGCAGCACTTAATAAGGCAGTAAAAGATCAAGAAGATCGTTTTAAAAGTGAAAAATTTAAAGAAGAAGTAAAAGCAAATAAAAAATTAATAAGAGATAATTTAAAAAGAGATAGAAAAAAACGACAGCAAAGAATTAAAGATATATTAGGTGGTAAGTTTGGAGTTAACAATCCTTTTGGTTTGAGCCCTACAGAATTAAGAGATTTACAAGTTCTTGGTTATGATCCTACATTAGGTCTTGAAGGTATTGGAAAAGAGTTAGGAGCACCAGGTGCTATTACAGGTCCAAATGAATTTACTGCAGATATACTTAGTAGAGCTTTAGAAAAAAGCGATAGATTATCAGGAGTTAATTTAGAAACTTTTCAAAACAGAACTTTAGATGACATTGGAGCTCCTAGCTTACCAGGACCTCTTTTAAGTATTTTACGAGGTAGTGGTCTTATTGATAAAGGCATGAAAGTAAATAGAAAATTTTTTTCAGATAGAGATTTAAAAAACATTTTTGGAGGAGATAGAAAAAGTGTTTTAGAAGCAGGTAAACTTACTTACGATGGTTTGCCAATATCTCAATCACAATTTGAAATGTTATCTCCTGCAGAAATGGAAGAAGTTTATGGTGATTACATGAGCAGAAGATCAGCTGGTGAAATAGACGCTTACGGTAATCCTATAATACAAAGAGACGACAGTGGACCAAGCGATCCTTGTTTAGGACCTAACCCACCTGCATATTGTTTTATAGGAAAAAGAGCAGAGACACCACCAGAAGCACCTACATTTACACCAGCGTTTAGATTCATGAACCGTGGTGGTATGGTCGAGGATGCGCCTATGGGAACAGGGATCATGGATCTTGAATCAGCAAGACAGATGATGTTCATAGGTGGTGTAGCAAAAGCAATTGGTAAAGGTTTAAAGAGTGCAACTAGAGCTGTTAAGAAAGTTGTTAAATCACCATTTGGTAAAGCTGCATTATTAGCTGCACCATTTGTAATGAGTGGTGGTGGAAGTGGATTATTTTCTGGATTAAAAGGTAAACTTCTTGGTTTAAGAGGTGTAGAGGAGTTTGGTGGCAAAGCTGGATTATTAAAAGATTTAGGATTGATTAAAGGTGGTTTTGGAGAGTTTGGTGGTTTAACCGGTGCAGGCATTGGAAGTTTATTTGGTATAGGAACTTTGTTGGCTAGTATGCAAGAACCTAAAGAAGATGAAAATTTTAATTTAGATAACTACTATGAAACAGAGGGTTTAAAGAATTTTATAGCTAGTCTTGGTCAAAGAAATAGATTCTTAGCAGAGGGTGGTAAAGCAGAGCCAGTGGCTAAAAAGACTATGCCTTTGTTAGACTTAGATGGTAAGGAAATGGACTTTAGAGCAGAAGGTGGGTTTGTGCCTATAGGACGTATGGAAAAAGCAGATGATGTCCCAGCTAGATTATCTAAAAATGAGTTTGTATTTACAGCTGATGCGGTCAGAAATGCAGGAGATGGCGATGTGGACAAAGGTGCAGAAGTTATGTATAATACCATGAAAAACCTCGAAGCCGGAGGTAAAGTATCCGAAGAAACGCAAGGCTTAGATGGCGCTAAAGAAATGTTTCAAACAGCACAAAGATTAGAAGGAGTAATGTAGTGGCAACAGAAACTACGATATCGAGACCAGCACCCTTTGTAGAAGATATAGGTAAAGATCTATCAAAACAGGTATTGGCACAAACAACAGTACCAGTCGTAACAACAGGTTTAGCTGGACTTGGAACAATGGCTCAACCAACGCAACAAGCGTTTGAGACAGCTGATCAATTTAAACAAAGACAAGGTTTATTTCAAGCTCAACAAAGAGCAGCACTAGGTTTTGAACAAAGACAACAAGCACTAGCTGGACTTGCACCACAAGTTGCTGGTTTAGATCAGTTACAAAAAGATGCACAAACTTTAGCACAACAAGGTATTGGATCATTTCAACCATTCTTAACACAAGCACAACAACTATCTGGAGCAGGTGCAGGGACAGGCCCTAGTTCAGTTCAACAATTTATGTCTCCTTATCAACAACAAGTTATTGATACAAGTTTATCAGAGTTTGATAGACAAGCAGCGATTAATAGACAACAGATTAGAGATAGAGCAGTAACAGCTGGTGCCTTTGGTGGTGGACGAGAGGGTGTTCAATTAGCGGAACAAGGAGCACGAACAGCTGAAGCAAGAGGTAGATTACAAGCAGGATTATTATCTGATGCTTTCAAAGACGCAGTAACAAGAAGACAACAAGCTGCAGCCGATCAATTAACATTTGCACAAACTTTACCACAATTACAAAGAGCAGATGTTTCAACATTAGGTGGCCTTGGATCATTAAATCAAGCATTAGCACAAGCTAGATTAGATGCTAATAGAGAAGCTGCAAGACAAGCCGCATTCCAACCACAAGAACAAGTAGATAGATTTGCTGATATCGTAACAGGGATCATGGGTGGTATGAGAGGTACAGGAACGTCCGTAACAAATGTCCCTAATCCAACACCATTACAATCTGCATTAGGAGCAGCAGCTACAGGATTTGGTATATATAAAGCTTTGAGGTAGATAATGAATAGAACTTTAAAAAGACCAATGTTTAGAATGGGTGGTTCTATAGGAACTGGTATTACTAGTG